GCAGCACGCCCGTGTACTGGAGGTTCTCCGACGCGATGTCACCGATGTACGGCGCGGCGAACGTGCTGCTCTGGAGCAGCGTGTTCTTGGTGCCGTGGTTGATGATCAGCGTGTCGGCCTCGAACCCGAGCCACTGCGTGACGCCCGAGGGCGACACGATGTTGGCGTTCTCCACCAGGTAGCACGCCTGGGCCAGGTCCGCCCTGATGGTCGCGCTCGCGCTCGACCACGGGTTGGCCACGGCCAGGGTCTGGATGGATGCGTTCGCTACCACCGCCGAGTAGAAGGCGGTGTTCCACGAGTACACCATCGTGTTCTTGACCTGGAGGAGCTGGCGCGTCACCGGGTCGATGGCCTGCCTGCGGCGCATCTCGTCGGAGACCATGATCGCCATCGCCCGCTCGTGGCTGAACACCACGCGCGGGTTGCCGATGGACGTCGGCACGACGGGGACCTCACCGAACTCCGACCGGATCTCGGGGAAGTCATCCGCGTACAGCGGCGTGCTCTCCGAGTACCGGACGGCGCCGCTCGGCGCTGCCCCGCCCATGCGCAGCACCGAGTCCATGATGAACTCGTTCTGCGTGATGTCCAGGATGAGTGCTGGGATGACCAAGGGGTCCTTCAGCAGCTCGTTGACGGTTACTCTCGGAGCATCCGAGTAACCTCTAGCGCCCGTGGGCATTGGTCACTCCCTCGCTTCTGTTAGAAGACCCTCGCGCGGCCGAAGAAAAAGATGGCCGAGCCCTGTCCGCCGATTGCCTGCGTGAGCATGGCGGTCGCAACGCCGCCGGGGTGCGTGCAAACACCGACCACCTGGTCGGCCGCCGGGCCAGCGCCTGCGGCAACGACGCTGCCGTTGTTGGCGCTGCCGATGAGCAGCTTCTGGCCCTCCAGGACTTGCCCGGCGTACCAGACCCACATGTCGTAGCCGCCGTTGTAGACGGCGATGTAGTCGGTCAGCACGCTGATGTCGATCAGCGGCTGGCCGTAGCTGTTGGGCGCACCGGTCTGCGCCGACAGCACGTTGCCGTCGTTGCCCGCGACGCCGATGACCGTGACGGACGCCGACAGCGCGGGCTTGACCGTCAGGTCCGTGGTTCCGGCCGTGGGCGTGGTCGGCTGGACGAACTGGCCGCCGTAGATCAGCGTGGAGACCTGCTTGTTGGCGGGTCCCATCTTGTAGTGCGGCAGGGATGCCGACATCTGCGTGGTCTCCTTCTCAGGTGGTGTTGCTAATGCCGGACGCCTCGCCCAGCGTGTCGTGTGTTCCGCTGGCCGCGTGCGAACCGTTGGTTCCCAGCGGGTTGTTGACCGTCCGCAAGTTCGACGCCCCCACTGCCGCGATCTGGGTCGCGGTCATGTGCGCCACGACCCCCTTGCGGTACTCCAGCGGGCCGATCCTGACCGTGTTGATGATCAGGTTGGGGGTTGTCGTCTGTGGCATGGCTCAGATACCGACCTGCGAGCGGTACCGGTCCACGACGCTGCGGCGCTCCTGCTCGGCGTGCTGGCCTGTGACAGGCTCGTCCATCGCGGTGCCCAGCTCCACCGGGGACTCCAGGCCGAGGCCCTGGAGCACGCCGCCGAACGCCGTGAGCACCCGGCGCATGATCAGGCCGCTGTCCGCGTACTGGCCGTTGGACAGCTCGACCGTCCGGCCGGTGCCCTCCAGCAGCGGGCGGGCCAGCTCAGTGATGAACGGCGGGATATTGTGCTTGCTGGTGAACATCCGCTGCTCGTTGATGAACGCCTGCTTGTCGTGCTCGCCCTGGAGCACGCTGAGCTGGCGCTCGGTCTCCGCGACCCGGTAGTTGGCCATCTCGATGGCGTCCATGCCGTAGCCGTTCGACAGCCCGGCGCCGACGAGCTGCTGCTGCTGCTGCTGTGGCTGCTGCGGCGTGTCTCCGGTCTCGATCTCGTACTCGGCCTGGAGCGCGGCGAACTCGTCGTCGGTCATGGAGTCGATCAGCGTGACCAGATCGTCTTCGGTCAGCTCGTCGGCCGTGCCGCCGCTGCCTGCACCCAGGCTCGCGCCAGGGGCTGCGGCCAGCATCGCCTCAAGCTGGTCGGTGTCCAGCTCCAGCAGCCTCGCCAGCCGGGCCGACTTGTCTGCGTCAAGTTCCGGCATGATGATGCCGCCTTCCTGTGACTCTCCGGCGAATGTCGCCGCTGATAGGTCGATGACCACATCGGGCCGGTTGGACATCTGGATCTGCTCCCACGCACCCAGCCCGGTGATGCGCGGGTCCAGCGTGCCGAGCACATGCTGGATGGCGGCGGGGTAGTACTCCCCGTCGCTGCGTGCGTAGTCCTCCACGATGCGCGCGGAGACGCCAAGATTGGGATTGGTCCGCAGCAGCGTGTTGCCCTCGGACGTGACCTGCGCCGTGACCCACAGCCCGTCCGGCTTGACGTCCACGCCCGTGATCCAGCCGCGCGTGCGCTCCGGGTCGTTGGTATGCGTGTTGGCCGCGTCCGCGAGCTGGAACGGCACCTGGTCATAGGCGCCCGACTGGAACGCCTGGGCCAGGCCCTCCAGGTACGGCTTGTCGAAGTGGAGCATCCGCCCCTTGTACTCGACCTCACCGACCGGCAGCACGCGCTTGCGCCAGACGCCGGGGCTGACGGCCTGCGCGGCTGCACGGCTGAACGGGGTGCGGATCTCGGCTGGCATCGGCTAGCCCCCGAACGATCCGGCGGTCTTGTTCTGCGCCCGCTTGGCCATCGCCATGGCCACCTTGGGCGAGACGCCCTTGGCGGTCAGCTTCTTGTAGATCCCCTGGCCTCGCGGATTCAGGCCGTTGTCGCCGCCGCCGCCGTTGTCAGAGGCGTCGTCGGCGTCGTTGTCACCGGCCAGGCGGATGGCCTCGACACCGTACTGCTGCATCAGCGGGGTCTGTACCGGCGCCGGGACCAGCGGCTGTGCCGCACGGTCTGGGGTGACGGTCGTGCCGTTGTACACGCCGATCATCTCAGCCAGGGCAGCGCGCTGGCTCCGGCCCGGTGTGAGATCGTGCCCGTCCACGACGGACTGCCAGGTGCCGTCACCACCAGGGCGGAGCATCCCGATCTCGGTGGCGCCCTGACGATGGCGGATAACTGCCGAGCCGTCAGGCTGGCGGGCCACCATCAGGTCCCCGTGGGTACGCACGGGCATGCGCCGGGAAAGGCTGATACTGCGGCCCTGGCCGTTGGCCAGGCCCAGGTTGGGCGATGCGCCGCGCACTGTCAGCGGAATGGTGCCCGAGCCCTTGGGCAGGTGCGGCTGCGGGGTGCGGAGCTGCTCCGGCTGTCCGGGCGAAGTAGTGCCTGACGCCCCGCCGCTGATCGCGAAATCAGCGTCGTCCGACTTGTACCCGCAGCGAGGGCACATTGCGTCTGCCATGTCGATGAGCCTTCCTGCGGTGTTGGCGAGCCCGTACGGGTTGCCCTGCTTGGTCTGGCCAGCGAACCCGCCTGCCTTGAGCACTTGCGGAAGACCGCCGCCGTCCCGGTACGACACCTGGGCGTTGGCCTTCATGTTCTGGTAGTGGTGCTGACCACCGGGACCGAGCGTGTGCAGACGGACACTGCCGTTCGCCTTGCGCGCCACGCTGATGACCTTGTGCTCCTCAAGCTGGCCTTTGTTGCCGAAAACTACGTTGTGGCCATACTTGAGCTGGCTGGCTGACTTGTGCGTGAAGCCCCGGACACCGCTGTCTGCGCTGGCCCGCTGGCCCTTGGACGCCATGTGGCGCTTTGCTGTCGCGCTGGCCGTGTTGTGCGCTGTTGCGCTGGCTGTGTCGTGTGCAGAAGACCCGCCGCCACCACGGTGGCCCGCGTCCCATTCCGCCCAGTCCAGGTCAATGACCTGACCTGCGGAACTGTCGCTGGCGTGGCTGTGCGAACCCAGCTTGGCGAAGCCCTTCTTGCCGTACTTCCGGCGGCCGATCCAGGCAGCCAGGGCTCCGGGGTTGTGCGCACCGCGAGCAGCCAGCTTGCCTGACAGAGCGGCGAAGTTAGCCCCGCTACCGGGGGGAGCCCCTGCCGTCGTCGCCATGCGCAGCCTTTCCTGAAGATGTGCTGCTTCTGTGCGACATCGTACGGGTCTGCCTGCCTGCCTGCCAGGATCTCAGCGTGTCGTGATCAAATCTTCTGCAAGTTCTTGTGCCTGGGTGCTTGACAGACCGGCCGAGGTGAAGACCATGGCGAGGAACTGGGCGGCACCGTCCTCTGCCTGGCTATTGGCGAGCTGCTTGATGATGTTGCCGTGCGCCTGCTTCTTCATGCTCTGCACCCGGCGCTTCAGCTTCTTCTCCTGGTGCGCCTGGTAGAGCGGCTGGATGATGGCCTGGGAGATGGCGGTAGCAACAGGGATGATGGCCAGCAGCCATTCGTGCATGCTGACGGGAGTGGTGCCTGGCAGCGCGAAGAACGCGCCCAGGGTGATGCCGAGGTTGGCGAGAGCGGCGCCGATCGCCGTGACCAGGCCACGGTGCTTGTCGGCTTCCTCGTGCGCCTGGGCGATCATCTCTTCCTTGCGCTGCTGGAGGCTGGCCAGGCGGTCCTTGACCTGCTCGTTGCGTATCTGGGCTGCCTGCCTGGTTGACAGGTCGCGAACTGCCTGCTCCAGGTCAGCCAGGCGCTGGTCGCGCTGCTTGGCCTCTTCAGCCAGGCGGTGAGTCTCGCTGTCGGCGGCCAGGGCTGCCTTGGACAGGGAGTTGACCGCAGAGCTGATCTTGTCCGCGTCTGCCGGGCTAAGCTGGCCGTTCTGCCTGGCCAGGTCGATCTGGTGCACGGCGTTCCTGGTATGCGCGACCACGGTCCTGTGGTCGAGGGCCTGCTTCGGGTCCACTGGCTGGTCCGGGTTATGGCCCTTGATGATCGCCTTGGTAGACGGCGACATGCCCTGGACCTGCGTGATCTGCCGGGTGAGCCGGGAGGTGGCGGCGTGGTGGCCGCGCTCGATGTCCTGGATCTTGGCCTGGAGATCTGATGACCCGCCGCCGCTGACACGCTGGAACTCCCCGTGAGGGTTGCGAACCAGGTGGTGCCGCTCCATGAACCCGGTGACTACCTGCCAGCTCACCAGCTCGATGGGCTCGGCTAGCTGCGATGCAATCCCGACGAAAGCTGGCGGGACAACTCCTC